AGCCAGCGCAAGCTGATGAGCCAGGGCCTTGACCGCTTTCTTGAAGACACACTCGAAGGCAGACTCAAGCACGACGGCTCGCCAGAGCTGACTCGGCACGTACTGAACGCGATACCAGCTCGCTACGGGCAAGTATCGAAACCATCGCAAACGCACAAGATCGACGGCTTGATCGCTGCAGTCCTGGCCTACCTCGGCAGGACGGACGCGCAGCTCAACCAGCCAGAAGTCAAAAACGCGACGCAGTTCTTTGCGTTCGAGGTCTAGGAGATCAATGAAAACGAAACTTAACTGGACCCTCGTGATCGAGGTCAGTGGGCTAGCAGCCGCGACTTGCGGCCTCGCTATGCTGTCAGTGCCAGTCGCACTCGTTGCACTCGGCTCATTCCTTGTCTGGTCCTGTGAGAAAGGCGCCTGATGTCAATATCTAAGTCACTGCGCTCGGCCACTGAGAAGCGCGCAGTCAACCAGTACGTCGAGCCGCTTATCCCAGGACGTCCAGCTTTCGCGACCCCTTCTGGCGTCGAAGTTACACCAGACTCGGCGATTCGTATGTCAACCGTTTACGCTTGTGTTCGCTTGCTTGGCGACACGATCGCCTCTTTGCCGATGGGCGCCTACGTGCGTCGTGGTCGGAACCGAATCTCGTATGCCGCGATCTACGGCGAGGCGCCAGCTTGGGTCTCACAACCGAACCCAGAGAGCACTAGACTCGAGTTCTTGGAGCAGGTGCTCGCCTCGCTGAACCTGCACGGGAACGCTTACATCTTGACCGTTCGCGACAGCAACAACGAAGTCGTCGAGCTCTACGTGGTGCACCCAGACGACATTCGCGTCTCTCGGTCAAACCCTGGAGCGCCGCTGGTTTACAAGATGCGAGATGCGTATGGCAACTTTAGCCGCGAGCTCTCACGCGATGAGATCTTGCATATCCCTCTCTTTAGACTTCCAGGCTCGCACTACGGGCTCAGCCCGATCGGTGCTGCTCGGCTCACGATCGGCGCTGCGATGGCTGCAGACACCTACGCAGCCGCCTACTTCGGCAACGCTGCCAACCCAGGCGGTGTCATCGAAGCGCAAGGCGATCTGACCAAAGAGCAAGCCGAGGATATGGCTCGAAACTGGAGCATCAACCACGCAGGTCCAAACCGCGCTGGCAAGATCGGCATTCTCACGAATGGCGCCTCTTTCAGACCGCTGGCCATCAACGCACAAGACGCACAGCTCTTGGACACTCGCCGCTTTAACGTCGAGGACATCGCTCGCTTGTTCCGCGTTCCCATTTCACTACTCGGGCACCCAGTCGCTGGCGCTATGTCGTTCGCAAGCGTTGAAGCTCAGAACCTTTCCTTCGTACAGCACTCACTGCGCCCACTGCTTGAACGACTCGAGCAGGCGCTTTCCCAGCTCCTGCCAGAGAAGGACGGCTTTGTCAAGTTCAACCTCGACGCCTTGCTTCGTGGCACCACGATCGAGCGCTTCCAGGCTTACACCTCTGGACTCACAAACGGCTTCTTGTCATTGAACGACGTGCGCGCTGTTGAGGATCTTGCGCCGCTTGGCGATATGGGCGATCAATACCGCGTTCCACTACAGAACATCGACGCAGCTGACGCTAAAGACGTCGGCCTACAACTGCGCACCGAGATCGCCACTCGCTTGATTCAAGTCGGCTTCGAGCCGTCTGCAGTCTTAGCGGCAGTCGGTATGCCAGAGATGAAGCACACAGGCGTCCCAACGACTCAGCTACAAGGCCTCGCAACGATCGACCCTGCGGACCCAGCGAGCACCTACGAGGTCAACTAATGCCTTATTATATCAGCGACACGCAGAGCGACTGCCCTTCTTGGGCCACCGTCAAAAAAGAGTCCGACGGCAGCTTCACGACTGTCGCCTGCCACGACACCAAGCAAGGCGCGATCGATCAGATGGTCGCCGTTTCGCTTTCTGAAGGCTTAGACCCTGGCGGCGACGCCAACAAGCGGAGCCTGGACGAAGTGCGAGCTGTTGATCTCTCCGTCCCTTCTTATATGCGCGAGAACGCGAGCCTGGGGCTCAAGTATTTGCGCGATGGCTTTGGCGGCGACGGCCTTACAGACGGCACCAAACGAGAAGCGCGCGAGATGTCAGACGGCAATATCAGCGAGGACAAAGTGCGTCGAATGGCGCCTTGGTTCGCGCGACACAAGATCGACGGAGACGCACCACAGAACTCAGACTCTGCAGACCCTGGATATCCAGGGCCAGGGTTGGTCGCGTGGCTGCTTTGGGGTGGGGATTCAAACTTCGGCAACAGAGCTCAGGACTGGGCACAGCGCAAGATCGACGCGCTTGATGCAGAGTCCGACAACACACCAAGGAGCAAAATGAAAGAGATCGAACGCCGCACCTACGTGGTTCGCGACATCGAAGCGCGCGAAGCCGACGGCTCAATGCGCCTGGCTGGATACGCTGCTGTCTTTAACGAGTCAAGCGTGCCGCTGCCCTTCAACGAAGTGATCGCCCCTGGCGCATTTCGCAAGACTTTAACTGAGACGCCAGATGTGCGGCTCTTGATCAACCACGAAGGCCTGCCTTTGGCCAGGACCAAGAATGGCACCCTGACGCTGTCTGAGGACGAGCGCGGTCTGTATTTCGATGCAGAGCTGGCAGACACCACAGAAGCACGCGATCTCTGGACTCTCGTTCAGCGCGGCGACGTTGATCAGATGTCCTTCGCCTTTCGAGTCATACGCCAGAAGTGGAGCGAGGACCGAAAGAACCGTACACTGACCGAGGTCTCACTGGCCGACGGAGACGTCAGCGTCGTCACCTACCCAGCTTACCCAACGACAATAGTTGAAGCTCGCGACCTACGCGCTCTTGATGGCGAGTCGCTTCTTGTGGTTCAGGCGGTGCTTGACAAGATCAGCGAATCGTATGATTACATATCCGAAGCCCAAACGATGGTCGAAGAGCTGCTCTCATTGAACGACGCGGTTCCAGCCGATCAGATGCCGATGGATACGCCAATGGACCCAGAGGCGCCTGCACTGGCTGGACGCTCGATCTCGCTGCGTCTGGCTCAAGCCATCGTCAACCAAACAAAATAAGATTCTGCCCTAACAGGCAGACGAAGTCGGAGCGACGTCTCGCACCCAAAATGCGCCGCGAGTCAGACGCCACCACCTCACAAACCAACTACTCAAAAGGAGCCATATCGATGTCATACGCTGACAAAGTTATCGAGCGCCGTGAAGAAGTAAAGGCCGAGATGGACGCGATTCTTGAAGCAGTCGCAACCGAAGACCGTACTGACCTCACAGATGACGAATCCGCAAAGGTTGAGACCCTTGCAGAGGAAGCACGCTCATTAGATTCAAAGATCACAAAGCTACAGGAGCAAGCAGCTTCTGACGCTAAGCTCGCAGAAGCACGCGCTGCTGTTGCAGACGTTGCGATGCCAAAGGTAGGCGCTGCTGTCGTCACACGCGAAGCACGCACTTACACACCACAGGCTGAGGCTTCATTCGTGAAGGACGCCTTCAACTCACAGTTCAAGAACGACTTTGCTGCGAATGAGCGTCTTGCACGCCATATGCGTGAAGAAGCGATTGAACGCCGCGATGTCGGCACTGGAGCATTCGAGGGTCTCGTTGTACCTCAGTATCTCACAGACCTAGCGGCACCGCTAGCTCGTGCAGGACGTCCGTTCTTGGACGCTGCAACAAACAAGCACACTCTTCCGACTTCTGGTATGACGATCAACATATCTAGAATGACGACTGGCACAGCGACTGCGATTCAAGCAACTGAAAACGCAGCTGTTCAAGAGACAGACGCTGACGATACGCTGCTCACTGTTAACGTGCGCACTATCGCAGGACAGCAAGACATCAGTCGCCAAGCGATCGAACGTGGTACAGGCATCGATGCATTCATCGTGGCCGACCTCATTCGTGCGTGGCACACAAACCTCGACAGCCAATGCATCAACGGCGCTGGAACATCAGGCACCATCTTGGGCATCGCTTCGACTTCTGGCATCAACGCCATCACTTACACAG